AAGCCGTATTGAGTTTAGTTGGCTTTTCTTGGGATTGATATAATTGACAAGATAAATCATAACCTATCGCATAAATCGTCTAAATAACAAGGTATGCTCTTACGCTTACGCGACGAGCATAAATTAATGTTTTTCATTCGATAATGCTCTAGTAGGCGATAGTGATAAGTTGTTGTTTGTCGTAGTATCTATCTTGAATTAGATAATAATATTTTACCATAACTTTACCAAAAATGCAAATACTTTTTTTCATAGGAGTATGATTTTATTTAGTGTTTTAAGTCTTTTTGTGATTAAAATATTTTATTTCTTGAATGGGTAGAGGGTTTTGAGTTTGTTCTCGTGCAATTTTTTATAAAGAGAAATTGTATCTCTTCCAAAACGAGACTGTTCAAAAATCTCACTCGCAGAATGTAAGACCAGTAAGAAATATACACATAAACCAAAGACAGCTACGGACAATTTTTCGTAAAACAATAGTGATTTAATTTTAAGTTCTTTCATGCCTTGGTCGTTTCCTAGTATATTTTCTATATTCGTTCGTTATTTTTTGTTGCCTTTTGGATGCGGCAGCTTTCATTCTTTTCTTCTTTGCTGTTGGCTTCTCGTAGAATTCGAGTTCCTTTAGTCTTTCTTTTCTTCCATCACGGTCTAACTTTCGTCTTAGTATTCGTATGGCTTTTTCTACTGGTAGTGTTTTACAATCAATTCTCATTTAATCCTTGTGCTCGTGTGAGGCGACACAGGTCATTCGCAATGTTATGCTGATTGTCAACTGTAGCTTGAAGAAACTTATGAACCCATGCCATATCAAAAACGAAGTCAGGATTTACTGTATTCATTCCTTCTTTGTGGCAGTGTGCTATAAGTGCAGTTACTAACTTATCTGTTAATTCTTCTGATTTCTTCATTCTAGGGAATTCAATTATGTTATCCATCTTTTCTCCTGTGAAATGCCCATCCTCTTTTTCGAAGATAGTTTACTTGTGATGTTATGCTAGTAGTTTTTCTCAGTAATCTACTTGATAACTCGTTTATTGGTAGTTTATTATAAAGGTCTTTGAGTGTCTGTCTCTCCTTCGTTGTCCATTTGCCTTTTTTATAAATCATACTGTTATTATATCAAATCTTCATCCATGTGTCAACAACTATTTTTAGATACCCCTAATTTTTTACTTGACTTATGGTTAAGAATTTAGTATAATATATTCATTGGAGAATAATTATGGATATAGATATAGCATACCTATTAATACTGGTATCATGCATTTACCTTGCATACAGGCACGGACACCAAGAAGGAATCGGAAAGACCTTAGACTACATGAAAGCTCAGGGCAAGATAGACTTCGATGACTAATCAAAAAATAATTGTTGACTTTTGGTCTTAATTTTAGTATAATATACATAAGTGTAAGAAGGGTTTCTTGCACAATGGCGTCCATACCGCAAGGGTGGGCATAGTTTTACTGAAAAGAAAATTAGGAGAAAATAATATGACGATTGATATTAGTAAATTTTGGCTTGGTATGAATAACGAGTGGTTGTTACACAACACTGATACTTCATATCCAAGATATAACATTGTAGAGAACACGGTAACAGGTAACTTTCGAATAGAGGTTGCGGTGCCAGGTTGGTCTAAACAAGAACTTGAGTTAATTCATGATGATAATGAGTTGCTCATCAAGGGGAAAAAAGAACAGAAACTAAGTGAGAGTGAAAGATTCTCTCATCAAGGTCTCAGTCTTAAATCTTTTGAGCGTAAGTTTATGTTAAACACGGACTTAAAAGTAGATGATGTCGAACTAACAGATGGACTATTGACTATCGCGCTGTCTAAAACTCCAAATTCTAATCGGAAAGTATTGGATATTAAATGAAAACACTTATGAATAGTTTTAGACAAGTAGAGAAATATGAGGATGTATCAGACGCAGTCACAATGATTGGGTTAATTGGTATATTTGGATTGGCTATCGTAGCCAGTGCAGCTCCTCTATTCTAGTACGAGTCAAGACCTAAGTCGAAGGGGCAGGTCAAACTGCCCTCTCGCATTACTAATATTATGATAAATTGCACAGAGCCTGCATTAGAAAGGCTACAAAAGAAAGTAAAAAACAAACAGGTTTGGGGGATACGATTAATGTTGAAACCCAACGGATGTAACGGGTGGTCGTATGACTTGAAGTATTTGGAAGAACCAAATATGTCAAGTGATGCGGTGTTCTATGGTATTATTGCTGTAGACCCAATGACATTTAGCTATGTTAATGAAATCAATATAGACTGGGAAGAAAATGGACTGAATGAACAGTTTAAGATCTCCAGTCCACAAGAAACAGCCCAGTGTGGTTGTGGAGAAAGTTTTACATTATGAAAATATCACAAGAGGGCATAGCCCTTATCAAGAAGTTCGAAGGTTGTGAACTAGAAGCGTACAAATGTGCTGCTGGAGTTCTCACAATCGGATACGGACACACAAAAGGCGTAACAGAAGGTATGCAAATTACCAAGGCACAGGCAGATGAGATGCTAGTAGAAGAACTAGCTACTTATGAGACCTATGTGTCAGACGCAGTAGACAATCAATTAGACCAGTGTATGTTTGACGCATTAGTGTCATGGACATACAACCTCGGTCCGACTAACCTACGAAGCTCAACTATGTTGAAAGTTCTAAATGCTGGAGAGTACGACGAAGTACCTGCCCAGTTAAAAAGATGGAACAAAGCAAGTGGTAAAGTTTTAGAAGGATTAATCAGACGAAGAGAGGCTGAAGCATTATTATTTGAAGGCAAAGACTGGTCAGATGCCTAAGATAACACTCAGCGGAGAAAAACTAGCAATGGCTATGGCTCATGCCGCAGAAAGAGGAATGACTTTTGAGGAATATGTACAAGAATATGTACAATTAGCTCAGGAACAGATGAAAAAAGAAGAAATACAGGAGAAATAATGGATATATTATTATTAATGCTGTTGATTTGGGGATATAATGAACAACCCAAAGATGCAAAAGAAGAACAACCAGAAGTAGTTCCAGTACAAGAAGTAGAGGTACCTGATAACGCAGTAGATGTGATAGCAGTTACTCAAACAGCAGCAGTGCTTACAGCAGTTGCTGAAGCTATGACAAGTACAAATACTACTGCTACTGCTACTAGTACAAATACTAATACAAGTACAGAAACTAATAGTGCAAGTACTACAGCTACAGAACAGGCTATCATTGATGAACTAAACAGCATGACTGAAACAACAACAGTTACAGCGACCAGTACAACAACTAGCAGTTCAACTTCTACTTCATCATCAACATCAACATAAATAAATTATTAGTGCTACTCGTATGGGTAGCATTATGTTTTCATTATTACACATACACACAGTATGTAACAGAGTTAGAGATAACAAGAAATATAGAGTTAGCAAACTGGCAAAAGCTAAACACATTAGAGAGTACAATAAATGCACAAAATAAAACAATTTTTCGCATCAGTCAAGAACTGGTGGATATGGCTGAAGAGCAAGTTTGTACCCATTTACAAAGTGACAGTGAGCTTTAATAATGTATGGGGAGACTCAGATGATCAAACTTTTACTGTTAGAAAGATAATAACTCAAAAAGAAAAATTTTTAAAGTTCAGAACTGAAAGTGGAGAAGTAATACAATTCTCTGGCGCAGAAGGACTCAATTACAAAATAGAAGAAATTTAATGGAAATATTCATAGCATTATGCCTAGTAGCCGCATTGTTAGTATTAATAACTACAAGTACGGAAGGTACGAAAGGAATTACTAATGAATACACAAGTAAATCAGGCAGAACAAGAACTGCCAAAAAATCAAGAGAGGAACACATAGTATGAATCAAATGTTATTAGCTTTTTGTTTGGTTTTAGGTGGTACAAGTTATTGGCTTTACACAGAAAACGAAACACTTAAAGTAAACAATGCAAAGTTAGAGGGAGCAGTAGCAACACAAGAAGAAGCTATAGCTACCATGCAGGCAGACTTTAGTTTGCAAACAGAGATGTTACAGGCTCAGACTTTAAGAAGTCAAGAGATACAACGAGAATTAAATAGATATAGTGATTTTATAAAGAACTATAAATTAACAGCAAAAATACTGGAAGATCCAGTAGAAATGGAAAGGAAAATAAATAATGGAACAAAACACGCATTTGAAAATATTGAGAAACTTAGTGCTACCGTTGACGATCTTGATGATGGTCTCCAGTTGCAGCCTACTATCAACTAGAGCTATTGAAGTAACAGCAAAGCCTATGGAGAGGAAGATTGTTCAACCAGTCATGCCTAGAGAAATAGACCTTTCAGCTCCTCAATGGATAGTTGTAAACCCAGACAACTGGGAAGATCAACTCGAAAAGATTAGAGTACAAGAAGGAGAGTTAGTATTCTTAGCAATGACAGTACCAGACTATGAAGTAATGTCATTGAACATGAAAGAGTTGCAAAGATATATCACTGAATTAAAAGATGTAGTAGTATACTATAGAAAAGTAACGACTGAGCCGTTAAATACTGATCAGTAATGTTTAATTTTGTTAGACAGTATCTCGCATATAGAGATGGAATGAAAGGTGCCAAGTACTTTGAAAAGCACCCACACTTACAAGAAAGATTAGAAATAATCGAAGAATGGTGTGAAGAACTAGAGGAAAGAATTGTAAACCTAGAGAAGATGGCACACCCTAAGTGTGGTATAGAAGAATTTGATGGGTATACACCTTTAGTGCAAAGAATTGAAAAATTAGAGGAGATAAATAAATAGACGCAGTAAGAGCATTAAGTTCACCTGTTAAAACACTATCAGCTTATTTAGTGAAGGAACACCTAGAAGAAGCTGAATACCAGACAACCGTTGTAACCCTCGATAGAATTCATTGTGTCAAAAATAAACCAAAAAGAAAAAGAGTTGAAAATAAACCCCTTGTATTGTTAAAGTCCAGCAAACAAAACTGTGCTTTAACAATGGAAGGTAATAAACCTTCCAACTCTAAACCGTTCGTATGTTATAGTGGTAATCTTAGATTACTTCAAGCAGAACAGTTAGGATATGAAGCTATAGACTGTATTATCGCAGACGATATATACTGGGCTAGAGCTATTGAGATAGCCTTAAATTAAGGCTCAGCCTCGTGAGAGGGTTAGGAGAGAAGAATGTTAGGATTCTTACAGTGGGTTATAGGATGGATTCAAGTTATACCATGGTTAGTCATGAGTGCTTCAATCATAGCGGCGTGTACTGACACACCAAAAGATGACAAGTTAGTTGGAAAGATGTATAAAATTCTTGACTGGTTTGCAATCAATGTTGGTAAAGCTAAGCAAGAAGCAAAGGAGAGCTAAATGGCAGACGAAAGATTCGCAGGTGATATGAGTAGAAATGAGGTCGAAATTGATCTTAATAAATTCATGGAACTTGTAACTGAAAACTCAAATCTCAAAGCAAAAATATTAGAGTTAGAAACCAACAGAGAGCCAGATAATCCTTGGCAGCGTTGGATATTTCTATCAAACATGATTGATGCTTGGAGAATTTTCCCGAGAATGTTTTTATCAGTATATATTTTCTTGTTGTACTATTGTACTATGTGGTTTATGGATTTAACAGACCCAACAATGGAACAATCAGGACTTATTAGTATCGTAGTAGGAGCGGGTGCGGCATGGTTCGGACTATACGCAGGTACAGCGAAGGATAAAATTAACGGTGGTGGAAAATAGTTCTTGACTTCATCTCATAATTTTAGTATAATATAAGTTATGAAAAAGTTCAAAGACATTAAAAAAATCAAGCCAACAAAGAAAGAAGAAAAAGTATGCTATTACTGTAAGACTACAGAAAATGCAGACGGTCTTTGTGGCGTATATAAGTGCTGGAAGTAGAGTAATGAACTTATTTTACTTAGACGAGAATCTCGACAAGGCAGCAGAGTATCATGTTGACAAGCATATTGTTAAGATGCCACTAGAAGCTGCCCAGATTCTTTGCACAACAATTTACATAGACAAGTTTCTAGGGTATGTTCCTCGCGCACTCAATGCAGACGAGCGAGAAGTTCTCAACAAACTCAAAGCAGAAATCAAGCATTTGCCTCTTGAGGAACGACCCTTCCCCTACCTCCCAATGATGTACAATCATCCTTGCACAATCTGGGCAAGAGAGTCATTGGACAACCATGAGTGGGTTCATTGTTATGCTAACGCATTGAATGATGAGTACCACTATCGCTACGGCAAGCTACACAAATCAATCGAACAAGTAGTAAACAAATTGCCAGACCCAGTGAATCTTGAGAGAGTAGGTTTTACTAAGTTCGGACTGGCAATGCCAGAGGACTTACGAGATTACGATAATCCGATACAAAGCTATCGAGACTATTACCATTTAGACAAGGCAACCTTCGCCAGTTGGAAATACAGAGACAAACCACACTGGTGGAACGAAGACTATGCCGATTACGAAAAAAGGATAACCCGTGTATAACCCAAAACAAGTACCCCAGTACAAATTCAATGAGGACTTAATATTGTCCCGACTAGAACACTATGTTAACAATACATATAGCCAACACTATGCTACTACAGGTAAGCAAACAACAGAGATGGTATTTGAACATGGTCATGGAGATGGCTTCTGTATAGGAAATATTATGAAATATGCACAGCGTTTTGGAAAGAAAGAAGGCAGAAATGAGAAAGACTTATACAAAGTTATTCATTATGCAATCATTCTTTTAGGCTCAATGCAAGAGGAACAGAATGGCAGTTAGAAAGAAAAGAGAAGAAAAACTCTCAGAAACAAATATTAATAAAGTAATAGAATTACTTGCTGCTGAAAAACCTATTACAAAGAAAGAGGCGTGTGAGATACTAAATATAGCATATAACACAACTCGTCTTAGTAAGATTTTTGCAGATCACAACGAAACAGTAGACCACCGACTTAGAAGAAAAGCACAGAACAAAGGTAAAGGAGTAACAGAGTTAGAGAAAAAATCAATAGTCAAGTACTATTTAGAAGGTTCTAATACATCTGACATTGCTAAGGCATTGTATCGCTCACCAGCTTTTATCAAAGCAGTAATCGAACGAATGGGAGTACCACAAAAACTTCCTGACACTGATTACAAAGGCATTAAAAATGCTATGATACCAGAACCTTGCGTTCAAGAAGAATTTCTTATAGGTGAACGGGTATGGTCAGCTCAAGGCAACTGTATTGCAGTTGTAAAACGAGAAATAACAAAGTCCCATAACTTTGATAAATATGGTAGCAAGTGCTATCTATTATGGGAAATCGAAATGGCAGAGTGTGAATCGCCCTACTTTGGATTTGTACGCAACGCAGGGCATAATGCTCCACGACTAGCGTATAACATTGGAAGTTTAAGACACTTACAGGAATATTTATGACAACACTACAAATGATACTATGTTTTTGGCTAGCAGGTAGTTTACTTGCTATGTGGAAAATATGGAAACCTTCACTTAAAATAATTACTTTAATAGATAGTAACAATATATTAGTAGAAAGACCTATACTATCAACAATAGTAGTATTTATAATATTCACGATATTTTTACCATTTATGGTAATTCCTTTATTAATTCCTAACAGGCTAGAAGAGTTTGTATCAGGTTTTATTAAAGGAGCAGAGAGAATTAAATAATGGCATACAGCAAAGAAGTAGTAGATAGATTTGAAGGTGTTTTGGCAAGTCCTAAACAGTTTTCAGTAGGAA